AAGCAGGACATAGCCCGCCACGTTACGTTGCTCCACTCTTCTCGGGTGTCTTCTTCAGCTCTAAGTAAATAACAATTGTTGTAGGCTTTGTAAGGTCGTCCTGCGTAATACAAATATCTACCACCCGGTAGGAAGCGCATTGCTTTAATGTGCTCACATAGTTCTTTACGATCTCCTTCTGACATGAGAGCGGGTAACGTACCAAATCGGCTCCCGCATACGTCATCAACCAATCGCTCAGCAAGGCAGTCCCAAGTGTCAGCCGGGCCTTGCGCATATTTATTCCTGAATGTATCTTCTGCAAATGAATTTTTAAATCGTGATTTTGTCAATTAAGTTTTCCCACCTTTACTTCTGGTCCCCACGCAGCAGGGAGAGTGTCCTTATCACAACGAGGGCAGTAGCGATCTGCCCCCGCTTTACGTAGCCTACTGTTTGTAGATTTTCGTTTCGTCCATCCGTTGCACTTCTGACACTTCAGAAGGGTCATTGGTAAGTTGTTTTCGTTTGGCAATGAATATTTCCTTTTCTGCCTCCTCGCGTTCGATTTCGCGCAGGAGGTATTTCTTTTTGTAGTGCTGTTTATCGACAGGCGTCGTGCAGTCGTGTGTACTCTTCTTCAATTTGTTCTTCTAAAATATCAACTAATTCCGCATAAGACACACCTAGAATATCTAAAAAATCATAGATATCTAGGTTGTGTACGATAAGTAGTTTTAGTTCTTCTAAGTCATCATGAATCATTGTTGTTTCGTTTAAAATCTCCCGAATTACCAATGTAACGTGTGTAGTGTGGAGTAGAGTCAATAGCGATAGCGCCACATTTACATGTGCGGAACTCACCAGAATATCGACTCCAAATTACGTCACCACACTTAACACACTCTACCTTATGTTGCCAAGGTTTAACGCTCGTCTCCGCTTCCGTGGAGGACGTTTCGTTTTTGACGGTCATATAATTTCTCCAAGTTCATAGTTGCAATTTCTTGCAAAGTGTATCCAAGTTCCATAGCAGAACATGTTAAATACCACAGGACATCCCCTAGTTCAAGGGCTGCTAGACGTTTGTCAAAATGACCATCCCGAATTAGCTTTTTAACTTTCTCTGCATATTCCCCAGACTCACCGGATAGCCCCAAAGCACAGTAACTTAGTGCCCCGATATCCCCTTGATGTGGATGTGGATATTTAGCAAGGGGAATAATTGCTTCTTGATATTTATCAAAGTCCATTTGTTCCTTTTTCACGATAACTGATTTCCCTGTTTAAATAGAACAGAGCTTTGTATAAGTCAGGAGTTGGTGTTCCTTTGTGATCTGCACGTGCTACGTACTTAACTACGTTACCTAGATTAAACCCCAGTTTCCAATCCTCGATTACGTCGATTACTTCGTACTTGCCGTGATTGTAGTGTTTTGGGTGAGCTTGAGGATTCTCGATTTTCGGGGAAACAGGCTGCTCTACGGCTAAGTAATCCTGCAAGGATTGCTTCTCGTTCGTAAGCAGCATCGAGGCAGCTTGCTGGTTGGTTAAATTCGCTACTGTCATATTTGTTATTGGTATGTTCCATATGTTGTTTCTTTTTCTAGAAGTTTACCATCACCATAATAACGATATTCCGAGCGATCATAATAACCTCCCTCAATATACTCCCTTTCAAATATTTTATACTCTGGGTATTTATTTCTCAGGATACGTAACTGTAGTGCTGTTTCTGGTAATTGTTCTTTACGAGCCATATTTCTGATTTAAGTATTTAAGGGAAACGGTCATGTTGTCGAACTCGCCGTTGTTAACATCGTGTAGTACGAGAAACCCACGGAAATGTTTATTGCCCTGTGGGCCAAGGTAGTCTTCATCGTGTTCATAACAGGAACCCGCAATGATACTCGTAAGCCGAGCACCGTCAGCCCGCGACGCTGTTGCAATTTGTAATCCTTGTTGGTGACCGGCAACACAACTCATGTTAGTTTTACGAAGTTGGGCCATTGCACTGGATGCTGGACGACCAGCCACACCAGTAACAAAGTAGTGGCTATAAGCAACACCATCGATGACAACCACATCAAGGAAGGGATAAACTTCCCAACCAAATGATTGATAATCCAGATCATCAACAGAGAGAACACCATCCAACTTACTGTCATTGTTAATTGCCTTGTTAATCCTGTTTTCGTGGTTACCTAGTGTCATCACCAGACGTGGGTGATATTGCTTTTCCTTGTTCTTAATAGCCTTGTGGTTAAAGGCTGCCAGTGGGTCCAGCAAGCGGTACATAGCTTCCTTGGCTGCGGCAATATCTTTTACATACCGCTTCCCCTCAAAGCTCCGCTTACCGACATCATAACTGGACAACGAAGGCATATCTGCAAAGTCACCAATACAGACTACTACGTCTGGTCGTTTCTCAACAATATAATGACCGATCTTTTCTAGATAATCAAAGTTAATACCATCTTTGGCTTGTACATCAGGAATTACTAGATGTTTACTCAATGAAGTTCCTCATCCTTTGGTTTAGTAATTACGTTAGGTAGTAAGTTAGCGTACATCAGGACATTCAATCCTGTCTGCACTACGTACGATAATTCTGGACCACTAAGTTCACCCTCAAAGATAACCTTAGTGCCGTCTTCGTTTTCAATTGTGTTATTTATTTTTATGGAACCACCTCTTTGGGATACCATCCCTATAAAAATCTGCCCATTCAAATCCATGCTTGTCACACCACTCTGCATATGTTGTCTTCGACGACTTGGTTAGTGTGTTGTATGCATTACCGAACAGGAAATAGATTTTTACGTCAGGATGTTGTTCTTTAATATATAGGTGCTTTGCTCGATCAGAGCTAAGGAACCTACCTTTTGTTTCGATATATGTGTTAGGACCGATTGTAAAATCGGGATTGTACGTATGCTCTACCCAATACTTAAGTTTAGTGTCTTCGTACGTTACTCCGTGCGGCATGGCTTCCCACGCCTTACGTTCTAATCCTGATTTGAATGTTGGGTCTTTACGTTTACGTGGTCTTGCCAATTGTCATTCACTTTCCTTTGTATCCACAGACACGCTGCGTTAATGTGGTAGTATTGTTGTTGATCATGCTCGATGTACAACCCTGTTACGTAATCATCCATATCTTTTGGAGTCTCTTGTTCCATTAGCATGGAAACCATAGGCTCCATAAACTTAGGGACCTTGCTACGTTTCTTCCCATCAAACCCAAAGATGTTATCACTAGGGTCACCCATGATCATCTGGAAATAAAAGTTCTGCATTCCCTGATGGGGACTGATTACACGATGTTCACCAGTAACAGGATTGAAATGCTGGCCGGGAATCATAAGTAGGTCTTTGTCATTCGTACAGATTACACTATCGTCCGATGCACATTGACTAATACCCATTTCATCATCTGCTTCATTTCCGTCACTGACCCGGGCGTGCCAACCAACTACCAGATGCTCACGTACATCTTGCAGCCACTTAGGTCGTGGCTTGTCTTTACGATCAGCCTTGTAGTTAGGATTGATGTCATAACGGAAGTTATTAGAGCCCGTCAAATACATTTCCTGTACACTAGCTCCAGTTTCGTACATGATGCGCTCTATGAGGCTGTCAGCGCGTTCTAGGGCTATGTCTAGGGGCTCTTCTTCACAGGATGCTGCACATCGGTATGCAACCATGTCTCCATCGATGATGGCTACCCTACTCATATTGGTTTTTAAACATATAGATATTCTGTGGACACTACAGTGAGTTCGGCCAGCCTTTGTTGATATTCTCTATCGGCATCTATTTGCTGTAATGCTTGTTCATATGTATCAAAAGTACTTGGTCTATATGAAATAATAGGAATTAGATTTTTCCAATCTAATGGCTCATATTTTTTTTGAGGAGTATAGATTTTTGTTCCATTTTTACGAGTCTCTACAAAAATACGATATTTGATATTCATTTAGCAGTTTTCATATATTGATGAAGTAAAAATGCAAACCCGTCTACAAATTTTTCATCATGTGGCCCGTTGTCCCCCATAGTATATAGGATTGCGTGAACAAGTTCATGATAAAATGATTGTTCCCTAACTTCAGTAGAATAATTTGGATCAGGTTTTAAATAGATGAGGCCACGAGCACTGTGGCACTCACCCATATTTACTAAGTGGTTGTTTTCTTTAACTTTCCACGTTAGTCCTGCCAATTGGAAGGACTTTGGAATACTCATTCAACGTCTACAGGAAATTGCTCAGCTTGCGGCAGTTCACCTACACCCATCACGTAATTCTCTAGTTGCTTAGCATACTCAAGAACTTCTCCCACTTTGGGAGCTGACTTAGCACCACAAGAGAGAGCAGAGATAGCACTAGCAACGCTAGACTGACGGATAATGTAAACCTGCTTCTTTGCACGCTCTTCTGGGGTTTCAAATGTGCTAGCCCGCGTAGGCGCATTTCCCGCAGGAGAGTGTCCACCGGAAGTTTGTTGGGGTGCTCCACTATCTGCACTACCTTTCGTCATGCTAACCCAATCGTTGTAGCCCTTATCATTCTTAACCACGTTAACGTCAAAGATGTCACCCGGTTGTGCTGTAGCTAGGGCAGAGAAGGAATCCTTGGTAGCACCGAAGGACATCACTTTCTTACCCTCAACCTTACCTTGGAAGGTAAGATTTTTATATGCTACGTCAGCAGTTTGATAGCTACCTTTAGCGGTAGGGGTAGTAATAATTTGTACACTGAGTACTTGAATCTTCATATTTATTTAATTTCCTTAATTAAGTGTATACCACATTATTGTGTGTATACTTATATTGTACCATATTTACGCTTACTTGTCAAGTATATTTAACCATATCTTTCATGTTAGGCCCATACTTAACTTCACACTCTAAAGGGACAGTCCACGTATATCCAAACATCTTCTGGATATTGCTGGTCAAATCCGCAAAAACCTGATGAAAAATCTCCGCTATCTTTGGCAGGTACTTGCTCTCCGCATCGACCACAATACTGTCGTGAACAGTCGTTATGAACAAACAGGGGATACCTAATGCTTTGATGCGTTTGTAAAACGACACCCGAGCGATCTTCATGATGTCCGCCCCCGTCCCCTGTACTGGATAGTTGGTCAGAGTTGTCCACGGTATCTTAATTTCTCCTTGCTCCGTGCGTGGGATGTTGATCGTCCATGCCCTGCCTAATGGGCCAATTATAGGTAAACCGTGTAATACCCTGTCGGCGTTCCGTTTATGCCATGTATCCAGACCGGAATATTTACTGTAGAACTTGTAGTTGACGTTGTCCCAATACTTAGCTGATGAGCTGACGTGGGAAAATTCTGGATCATTGGCGAAGGCCCATCCACTTCCTCGAAATATAGTACGGAAGAGGTAGATTTTTGCGATAAGCCTAGATGGGAGGTCAAAGGCTTTTTGATTAAGTGAGTGGGTATCTTGTTTATTTCGTATTTCATCTAAACCTACTTCATCATGTGATAGCTCAAGTGCTACGCGCCACCCGATGCTCTAGTTGAGAAGCATCACAGCTTATCAACATAGGGGCAAACCTCCTCCGTTAGCTATATGCTTTCGGCGTGTATTATTTCTCAAAGACCATGAATCTACTCTAGAAATATTTCCACAATCACATAGACATTTCCAATATATTTGCTTTCCAGTCTCAGGAAACGAATCCCTTTCTATAACAAAGAGTCTATTATATTTTTGCCCAGTTAATTCATACATTCATAATACTCCTTTATGTTGACTTGCGTCACAGGAGATTAGCATAGAATTCTTTAATTACCTCCTCCAATCCAGTCTGAGATAACTCACAATATTCTCTATATTCTCCTGCAGAATGTGAACCATTTCTATCAAATGACCAATGCATAACTCGATAACTATTGGATAGGATATACGATGCTAAATACCTAGCCGTCTCATTGTCAGCCATTTAACCTCCTTCTAATCGAGACAGACGTTTAGTATGTTGTGTTTGTGTTAATGCCGTAAGTAACTGCTGTGATTCTGTTGGGTAGTATTTCCATAAATCAAGTGCAATGGCACGACTTGTATTTTGGTTAACCTGAATCATGAAGTTTACAATGGATTCTGTGTAGTCTAGTTCTTCTGTTTCTTTAGTCATTAAACCTACTGATAAAAATATCTAATAGATCACTAGCAAAGTTCTGCTGGTTAGGTTTATTACTAGACAGCCGACCAGTCTTAGTTTGTGTTAAGTTAAAGTTACTGTGCAATACATTACCCTTCCAATTCATTTCTTTGTTGATAGCAGGGAGTCCCCTGTAATACGTACCGTTAAGTTTGTCGAGCTTAGCTAGTTCAAGAATCAAGTTAACGATCTTAGGGTTACCCTTGAGTGAACGTAGCGTAGGTTCATTTGTGGCGTAGAAGCCAGCTTTCTTGAGTTCGGAACCACGAATTGGCTTGTATAAAGCCGGGAGTGTGTGGACTACTGTCTGATTTTTTAGCCGAGGTTGTCCGGCTTTTTGTCCAGATTTGTAGAATCCATCATGTACTTTAATAGTCTCTTCAATTGTCCCGCCATATAAAAAGGCAGACAGATGATCCCCACTATTAAAATTAATAGGTATGTGCGGATATATGCTGGAGAGTTCCGCTGTGATCTCTCGTATTTTGTCATCAGTTTCTTTTTCCCTAGTCTTTACTAACTCCTCATTGTAGATAATACCATTGCACTCCATTTCCCTAAGCACATGCATATCCTGACCATCTAACAGAATCAATGCACGCTGCTCTTGAGTAGCTTCAGCCCATTGGCGCGTAAATACTTCGTACGTACCGTCTACGTCCCCCACAGCGTAAGGTCGCAGCACATCCCAAGGTACGTCTGATGTAGTAATTCCGCGATCCCAATACTCAGTCTTAATAACATCCAGCTTAAGAGGGAGGCCATAATAACTAAGAACATCATTAAGGCTAGGAAAGATATGGGTTTGATTAGACAGGATGTAATGTGCTGCTTGACAATCCCAAATACGTTTACCACTTAAATCTACTCCATTGTTATGTAACCAATGATAATCGAACTTAAAGTTAAAGCCGACAATAAGATCACACTCCACCAAAAGGGATTGCACCAGATGTTGTACATTCTCTCCCCAAAGCTCTGCTTTCGTGGGATGAACGGAGCTTTTATAAGCGCAGCAAACGAGAGTGTTTCTTTCATCAAATGGATTACCGTTGTTGTAAATATCAGTTTCTACATCTAACGTAAGTACATTCATTCATCGTAATATGTTTGTCCCTGCACATAGAAATCATACGTCAGGATACCTGCATCAAACATCTGTTGGCGGTATTGGCCGGCTAAGGTACTGGCAAACTCCTCAGTCTTAGTGATGGCACAGCACACCTCAGACGTATTAGGATCATTTAGATCGTAGCGTACTACCATGTATAGGGTGTCTTTATTTCTAATATAACTCATCCAATATCCTTGTAACGGGCAATCCCCGGTTCTATAATCACTTCACGACGACCGTGGCGTTGATCAGGAATAGTATCACTATCACCCATTAACTTATTTTTAGATAGGTGCAGGAAACGTAAGTTATCGTAGCCCGGGTCGTTGACTTTACCAATACCTAGAATAAAGTCCGCCTCTGCTTGTTTAGCAGTCTTAGCGTTTGCTACGTTAGCCATAGTCAGCCAACGTACACCTTCACCACTACCATCTGCTTGACAAACAGCCACTACAGGGCAATACTGCTTAGCTAGTTCACGTGCCCACTGATAGATGGCACCTAGCTTTAAATCTTCCCGGTCATTCTCAAACCCAGTGATCTTGTCCAATTGGTCAAAGATAATCAAACTAGGTTTGTACTTCTGACAGAGATTCTCCACAGTTTTCTTATTGATGATGCCACTATCGTACAGCTTGATTTTACTTTTTGTATTCTCAGTAAACTTCTGCTTATGGCTGGCGATATTGGAATACAGGGCAGAGAGGTCTACCCCAAGAGAGGCTTGATAGCAGCGCAGCATTACTTTACTACCCTGCTCCTCGTTGTTTAGCCAAAGTATTGGGCCAGAATCATCAGTTAACTGTTCAGCCATGTACGTAACTTCACTGGCTAAGAACGTAGTTTTACCAGTCTCTGGCCTAGCAAAGACGAAACCAAAATCACCTTTACGTAGCGACCCTAACATTTTGTTCAGGGTATCGAGTCGCCAACGTAAACCCGGTGTGTTGATTGTTTCGTTGATCAGGGAGTCTAGGTCATCATTGACGAAATCCTGAGAGGTTTCCACGGCACTGTCGATAGGCTCGTTGCCAGTGCCATACGATTCGATAAGGGAATTCAACTCGGATTGGATCGCCTCTGTACCCCTTCCGTCTGCGATTTCGTAACTGAGCACCGAGATTTTTTTCAAAATCCGTGTACGCCTTAGCGCGTTGATAAGTTGTACAGTAGACGTAATGCCTGCGTCGCATTTTTCAATGTTCTCCAGAACTAAGAGTAGGTAGTCTTTGTCTTTTACTGACTGGCAAAATACCAAGTTAGCAAGATCGCTAGGTAACAGATCGTTACCCGCAGCGTTGCTACTGTGGAAGGTGACAATAGCTGAGTATATTGCAGCCAGTTCTTTAGGGAAATCTTCTGTAGATAGTTGATCACGTACTTCAGTCCATTGTTTGTAAGACAGGATATGTTTTAGGATACTTATTTCAGGTACTATAATAGTACTCCTTAATATATAATATATATAGTATATATACTTATATAGTATTAATATATAGTATATACATATAGTATATCACAGATTTACGTACTTGTCAAGAACTTTCTGACAGAAAGCTCAACTTTGTTGAGTCCCTTCCGGGATTCCTAAGTACTCCTGTTAAAAATTACTGAAATTCTTTTTAGAGTTCTCCAACTCTGCAAACAATCGTAGATTTTCCTGACGGGTCCATTTAAGCTCTTTTTCCAGTTGCTGCACCCTACGTACCAACCCATTGATTTCCTCGTCTCTGAAGGCTTCTACGGCCTTTGTAAGAGGCATTTCTAGGTGGGTGGGGTAGTTAATTTGACCCGGTGGGTTAAGTAAGTCGTATTGTGGTGATTTCCTAATCATTTATTTCTCCAAAACCGCACGGGCGGCAGCGGTTCGTAGTGGTCGGCGTTGGTGCAGAAGTAAGGGGACGTGCATCGAGTA